GTCCGAGGGTGCGCAGTGGACCGCTGACGGCGGTCTGCTGATGAGCGGCGCTGGCGCCGACTTTATGGAGCAGTGGTAATGCCATTGACGTTTGACGGTACCGCGCAAGCGCGAGTCGATGCTCCGGTTCGCGGGGCGTGCCTGCTGATTGAGATGGACTTTGTGTCCGGACTTCAACGCCTCACCACGTACTCGAACTCCGTGGTGTCTGGCGCTTATACCTACGTTGGGCTCGGCAACATCATCAACGTGTCGCAAATCAAGGAGAGTGAGGACACGACCACCGAGAAGCTGGAGATTGCGATTGCCGTCACGAACTCAGCGATGCTTGCGCTTGCCATCGGGCAGGCGTCGGATTACCGCAATCGGTCGGTGCGCCTTTATCTACAGCTACTCACGGAGACGGGTGTTGCTGCTGGTGCCTCTGTGCTTCGCTACTCGGGGTACATGGACTCCTTGGTGATCGAGCGCTCACGCGCAGACCCCAAGAGTGGCGGCTCGGGCGGCGGGTACATCAAGTTCCGCTGCTCCAAGTCCGGGCTTTCACGCTCGCGCCGCTTCGATGGTTTGCGCCTGACCGACGCACAGCAGCGTCAGCGGTTCCCCGGGGACAAGGGACTGGAGTACGTCAACGCGATCATCGAGAAGCCGCCTGTGTGGCTGAGTCGGCGGTTCATGGAGATTTGATTCGTGTTTGAACTCATCGCGCTAATTGCCGGTGCCCTGGCCTCTGCCGGGGCCGCTGTCGTCGCCTTTCTCGGGTGGCAGACGATTGCGATGTTGGCGATTTCCGTATACGGGAACTCACGAGCCAGACGCAAGGCGAGACGCGAAGCAAACCGCCAGCGTGATGAATACAACGCTGCCCTGCAAGACCGCTCGGCAACGGTGCTATCGACTGTCCCGTACTGGCGTATTTGGTACGGGCGCGGCGTTGGCGGCGGCGATGTGGTTGCTGTGTTCACCAGTGACAAGACAGGCTATCGCGCCGACGGCTCGTCCTACGTCAAGGCCGATGCATACAAGCACTTGGTCATCCACGTCGCGTCGAGTGAGATCACTGCGATCCACGAGATATTCATCGATGGCGTCCCGGTTGGCCCGCTCGATGGCAACGGGCTGCCGCAGAGCGGCAGCGAGTTCTACTCGACGCGCCTCGATATGCGCACCATCAACTTCGACACCACGACATCAATTCCACAAGCTGCGACATCGATCCTCAGCTCTTTTGTTGTGACCGGGTGGGGGACGGACGCCAACTACAGCGCAGCGAACGTCACGATTGCTGGCGGCGGGTTCACGCTCAACAGTGACGTGTCTGGCGTGGCAACCACGTGCAGCTACACCGTCCAAGACAACCTGTCGTCGATACGCATCCAAAAGCACTTGGGCAGCGACTCACAGACCGTTGACACGTTCCTGAATGGGCTGTTCCCGACTGATTGGGACAGCAACCACCGACTGCGCGGTCTGGCGTACATCGTCGTGACGCTCGACCTCGAAGACCCGCGATTCCAGGGTGGTCTGCCGAACATCACTGTGGACATCAGCGGCAAGACGTGCTTCGACCCGAGAACCTCGACCACCATCTACACCGAGAACCCGGCCGTCATCATCCGCGACTGGTTACTGGCCCCGTGGGGGTATCAGATCGCCTCGGCTGACATCGACAACCAATCGGTGATCGACGCCGCGAATGCCTGCGATGCGCGAGTGTTTGCGACGACTCAGAATTACTTCGAGACATTCACAGCCGATCCGGCGACGGACGAGCTGACGTTTGCGACGGATATGTGGTTCGGTCGCGGGGACGGCATCCTCGTTGAATCGTCTGCCACTCTGCCGTCCCCGCTCATTGGCTCCACGGAATACTACGTCATCGAGACGACGAGTCGCAAGCGCTACAAGTTGGCGACAACGCTTGCGAATGCATATGCTGGGACAGCGATCAACCTCACTACGGCTGGCACCGGCACGCTCACTGGAACATGGTGGAAGTACGTCACCTACGTGATGAACGGCATGTTCACCACGGCAGCGCAGCGCGATGGCATTCTTGAAGAGATGGCAGACACGATGGCCGGGTCGGTCATCAACGCCGGCAAGTGGTATCTACAAGCTGGCGCGTCATTCTCGACGGTGATGGACCTTGACGACAGCGACCTCGATGGGGTGATTGAGTTTCCGCAGACCGACACGTCGTTCGAGGAGCTGTTCAATGGCGTGCGCGGCACGATCATCCCGCGCGGAAAGGCGCAGCCGCTGGAGTACGACCCGTATGTCAACGCGACGTTCGTCACTGCTGACGGCCTGAACCTGTGGGAGGACAAGAGCTACCTGTTTGTGGACAACAAGGTCCGCGCCGGCAACCTTGCGCGCTCTCTAGTGGAGCGCAATCGCAACGGGCAGCAGATCACGTACCCGGCGAAGCTGCAAGCATGGCCGCTTATGGTGGGCGAGCGCATCCGGGTCAGCAGCACCGAGTACGGCTTGTCGCTCAAGACGTATCGCATCACCGACTGGCACTTCACGATCAATGGCGTCGTGATGCTCACGTTGGCCGAGGACGATCCGGCGGTGTACGACCTGATCGATGCGGTTGTCAGTGACCCGACGCCAAATACGAATCTGCCGAGCCCGTGGCTTGTGTCGGCACTCACTGGCCTGTCGGCGCAGTTCGGCGAAGTGCTCCAGAACGACGGGACGACGATCCCGGAGGTCACCGTCACCTGGAACGCGATCACCGATGCCTACATGACAGACGGGTCGGGGCGCGTGCGCGTTCGCTGGCAGGGCCCGCCCGATCAGGTCTGGAACTCCGTGGAGGTCCCCGGGGATTCAACCAAGGCAATGCTCAGGGGTATGCGCGAGGACTCGCGGATCATCATCGAGGCAAGGGCGATCAATGGGTTCGGCGCCATCTCCGCGCCCGTCTATTTGGGCGTCACGGTGCCGGTGTCACAGAAGCCGTACAACGGTTCCCAGGTGGTTCTGGTGGCGCACGGCGTCACGAATGCAATGCGCATTCGCGGCAACTCGGCGATCAAGGTTGGCGGGGCCACGTCTACATGGGATTCAGGCGTCTACAGCAGCGTCGCATTCCTTGGTGGCTGCAAAGCGAGCGTGTCGTCGCCGACCGGCTGGTTCGACATATTGTGGGGGCTGAATGATGTGCCCGCTGCTGACGCTGGTTACAGCAACATCGATTACGCCTTCTATTTTGCCGCTAGTGGTGCGGTCCAGATTTACGAAGCCGGGACGCTGATACAGACGTTCCCGGCCGCGTGGAGTGCCGGCGATGGTGTTGTTTGGTCGATCCTCTATGACGGAACGACCGTGCATTACTGCAAGAGCACGCAGATAGTGCCGCTGCGCAAGACCATCGCCCCGACGAATATGTCGCTGTCGTTCGACTCGACTTTCTACTCTCCAGGATACGAGCTGAACAACATCACGTTCGAGGCGGTCACCCCGAAGCCGAAAGCGTGGAACGTCGTGTCGCGCGGCTACTCGGCCTCTGGCGGCCCGGCGGTCGGCTTCTACGACCTCGAATACGATGGGGTGACCCCGATATACAGCGGAGTGCGCAGCTACCAAATGGTACGCATCCTGCGCTCGACCGGCGGCGTCACGTTTTACCAGACCTACGATGTGTACGGCGCCGGCGCCGGCACGGCCGGGCGCGACGCATCGAACCTGGCGGCCGACCTGAACGCAACCACCAGTGCCTACGTGGTCGTCGTGTGGGCCTACGACGAGCCGCGCAACTTGCGCCTGTCGGGCGGACTCGAAGTGGCGATGTACCGCTGTGGCGCGTCGAGGGGTCTGTTCGGCAACGTGAACATGGAGAGCAATAGCTCCTATCTGCTGATCGGCATCGGAGGCTGCGGCGAGGGCAACGGCATCGAGCAGTACCGTGGCGGCCTGACCACTGCATACTGCAACGCCACGTTCTATCTCACACAGCAGGGTGAAATCAACACCACCGGCACGCAAACCACGCCGATCCCATCTGAGCACCAC